ACGATTGACAAGAAGCGGTTTCTTGTAGCAGCGGTATTTTGTTCGAATACCAAGTATCTTGTAGAAGAAGCGATATACTTCTTAACAGCGATTAACAATCTACGAACGTTGATTCTATCAAGAGCAGATGGTTTAGCTTGTAAGGTCTTTTGGCCAAATACAGTAGCACCTTGACCAGGGAATGTAGCGATTGGGTTAATACGACCTTCGTACAATGAATCCCTTTCATCGTGAGTCAATCGAGTTTTAACTTCAATAACATTAGTCAAACCACCACGATTCAAACCGGCAGGAGCGTACCATTCAGCACCAACTGAATCATTGAAAGCAATTACGCCAGGAAGAACAACACTTGGTGGAACCCAGACTGGCTTGTTTTTGTCAGTATCAAGGATTTTAACCCAAGGGTGGTAAGTAGCAACATAGTTAGAATCAAATGAAGTCAATGTGTTTACAGCAGTAGAGATTGAATCTCCATAAGCAGCAGTATCCATCACATAGAAACAATCTTGTCTATCTTCACACATATCTTTAGCGTATGTAGTAACTGACGAGTGTAGTCTATGTAACAAACCTGGAATTACAACCATATTGATATCGAACTCATCAGGATTAGAAATTGTATTGATAGCTTTTCTCAAAGCGGTAGTACCTGCAGCAGTAGCAGATGAACAATCCAAACCTTGAGTGTTACCAGCAACAATATTAGTTCCTGTGTAAATTACTCGGTTTGGCTCCCAACCATCAAAACCACCTTGGAACGGCACCATGAACTTCTTGTAGTCAATGTTACTTGTAGACAATGATACAGTTGTAGAACCTGACTGACAAGTAGCCAAATCAAATGCAGTACCAACAGTTTCGGTATTAGCATCAGGAGTTGGGTTCAAGAAGTTTAAGTTGTCAGTTGTAGCGAAGTCGTATGAATATCCAAAGAATACTTTAGAATTGTAAACACCATCCAAAGATTGTGTAGTTACATAAGTAGGACTTGGTAAGTTATACGAACTATGAAGTGGTGAAGTTACAGCAGCGAATCCAAAAGGAACTAATGTAGAATCAACAGCACCATTTTTAACGTCATCAGCAACTTCTACACGGATGTGAGCGGAATTGTTTGGATAATCACCATTGAATACTAATTTACCTGTAGACTCTACAGTAGTATATCTATCACCAATAACTCGTGCAATGTAGTTTGGAGAATTTGGGTCAAGATTTACGTTTGTAAATTCTTCAACAATATTAGGTCTTGCGTCAGTATCTTGAACACCTTGACCAAAGATAGAGTATGGAATTTTAGCAGTATCAACTCTACGAACTTGTACAGTGAATGTTCCAAATTCTGAACCAGGAACTTCTGAAGCAGGTTTAATGTCACGGATACCAACTTTGAACTCATAGTTTGTAGCATTACCATGTGATAATGTATAGAACTTAAATAAGTTAGTAGCAACACCACCAACTTTTTGAGATACGATATAAGGAGTAGATGCTTCGGAGTAAGCTTTAGTGTAATCAGTATCATATTGTACAACCGAAACTGAAACTGCTTCGCCTGTAGCAAACGATTGTGATTGGAATGTTGAGAAGTTCAAATAAGTGTAAGCCACTTTAGATGACTTTGCAGCAAATCCGTAAACTTTTGTAAAATAATCATCAGATGTTGGATTCATAGAAGCTGAAGTATTGGTTGCACTAACCAAGCTACCAGTCAATGTCAATACAAATGACGAAGCGCTACCTGTACTAACACTTGCAACATCAAAATCACCACCATTTGTAGTTGTAGTTGGGTGTAATACAGCACCAACCTTTTGACCGGCTGATGATGAAATTACCAAAGCGATTGGCTTTGCAGTGTAACCATCAGAGCCCAATACTCTTACGATAGTAGCATTTGACGCATCTTCTAAATAAGATTGTGCGGTGTAAGGTAGGTATGAATCTTCAGTCAAACCTCCAAACTTTTGTTGGAATTCATTGAAAGACTCAACCTTCGTTGGAACGAAAGCGGGGCCCTTTATAGTTTGTCCGATTAGAGCGCCACCGATTTCGCCAATACCTTGTGGTAAGAACGAAAGGTCTTTTTCTCTTGTGAATACACCAGGACTTACAATTCTTTCAGCCATTATTTTTCTCCTAATATTCTATTTTTGGTTTTCCTTAATAATAAATACACCAAAAATTAGGGAAACGAGATAGTTATTTTTTAGGAACAAAGGTATTTGTACTGATATCGTACTCACCTTCCCCATATTTTTCTTTTAATTGTTTAGAAATCATTTCTTGATTAGCCATCATTTGTTTATATTCTCCAAATAATGTAGCCTTTTGTGACTTCAAACTTTCGAATATTTCTTCCAATTGATGGATTTCCAATTCTATCTCACCCAATCTTGTTGTAGTGAACAAAACTTCTTCTTGAAGAGACTTAATTCGGTCTGCCTCTTCTTGTGTAAATTGAATAACTGTTTTTTCTTCCATAATATTGTTAGTTTACTATATAAATATCTAAATTTTATACATCACCATCTAATTTACGACTTTCACCCCAAGAAATCTTTCCAACTGAAAATCTACGTTTAGTGTTTGGAGCAGTACCTTTATACTCGGGTACAATATATGCCTTTGCGGTTAATCCGATTGTAGCTTTTGAAATTCGGTCTTGACTCATTTCAGCAATTGTTTCAAATGAATAAGAATCGCCTTTTATTACAAATTTGTATCTCTCACCAAACGATTGTCCTTGAAAGTATATAATTTGCTCTACAATCTTATTAACTTGTTCCATGTAATCACACCAAACGACAACCTCATATTCCAAATTGACATAATCGGGTCTTGCAACGGCAACATATTCTTTTACAGGTTGTTGCCCAGTCAGTATTGAAAATTGGTCATATCGATTTGCTGATGTGTATTTACGTTCAAACATTTGTTCAGCATCTTCAGAGTTTGCAACTTTTAATTTTGATAATTCCGTGTTTATTGATAGATTATTTCGTTTGAACGAAATTACCGGTGTCAAAATCATACCATTATCGTCTCTCATAAACCCATCACGTTGTGCACTTGCCCATTTTTCAGGAGATGCATACATAACAGGCACCGGTATATATCTACCACTATCTTCTACAAGTGGTCTAACATCCAACTCTAAAAAAGATTTGAACGCAGAGTCAATATCGTAAATACCAACCGAAACATTTTTTAAATCATCGTTATCTCTACGAGTTTGATTAGCCTTATTTAATTTTGGGTCTAAACTTGTAGAAGATTGAGTTTGATTTAGATTCGGTTTATTTGGGTCTGATGTTCTAAACTTTGTTGCCATTATAATCCCATTGGTATAGTATTAGAATTAGAATTTGAATTCCCAAATCGAGTATCAACCAAATTCAATGTAGTTTGTCTTGTAACGTGTGCATCACATACAATAGAGAATGAATAACCTTGAGTAACACCACCATCCCAATGGTCGGGATTCTTTCCAGCAAAGAATTGGGTTTCATTAATAGAATCTACTTGAAAATACTCACCCATCCAATCTATAATGTCTCCAACTTCTGGGTAAATATCTTTATCATCTTTAAGAGTATCTTTTAGGAATCTAAAGGTAGCAGTTCTTGAATATGACTGACCAAAGTCATCCGAAATTTGGTCGATAGTATTATATTCAATTAGACATGGAATTTTGACAGGATTGTAATAAACTTTATCTTTACCCTCACCATACAAATTGATATTGCTGTCAGAAATTACAAGCTTATAGTAATAGACTTCAGTATCAATTATATCATTGATAAGCTCTTTGTTTACGGTTCTAAACAAACTCATGTCTCTTTGACCAGCGAATAATGCCATTTGTTATCCTATATAAATTGCTCTTGGAATTCTATTCAAAGTGGATTCAAGGAATTCAGCTTCATTAGCTTTAGCTTCCATCATAGCTCTTCTTGAAGTAGCTTCAAGTGTTTCTTTTAGTTCAGTTAACAAGTTTTCTTTTTCGGTAGAAGCTTCACCTCGTAAATCAGCACCATCCAAGGTTACATCAGCACCAGGAATTGGAATAGCGGAGAATTTAGCTCTAACAGCACCTAACATTTCTTTAGCAAGAGCCAATGTGTATTTTGTAATCCATTGTCTTCCGGCTGAATTGATGTCATTATATGATAATCTCAAAAATGGAGCATTTGATAAATCACTAACAACGTTAGAGGCTCCAATTGGATTGTTTTGTTCGGTATCCAACGTATATTCAAAATAAACTTTGGTTCCAGTATCACCATCGGTTGGGATTGGGAATATTTTTATTCTATTGTTTATCAGTTGGAATGAGTATTGAGATTTACGAATTTGGTCATTGAATTCGATTGCTTGTAAACGAAGCAAATCATCATACATTGGTTGCATCATAAAAGAAACACCAGGAGAGTAGTTACCCCAACCAAACGTATTCATCATTTGTTGTGAACCAAGACCCGTACCCACAAATGGGTCAAAGTATCTTGAAATAGCAGGTGGTGCTTGGTGGAATACTTTACGAATTGTAATACCATTTGAAATAGAACCACTTTCAATAGCCAATGTAGAATCGGTCATTAAATTGTAGTTTTGTTTTCCTGATGTAAGTTCGAATGACCCACTAAAGTGAGTTATTGAACCACCAGACCCAGCTTCAGTACCATAATCTCTAGCAATATTTACTAAAGTTTTAAGATTGGTATTTAGTTGTTTGTTTCTTAAATCGGATGATGTGTTTGAACCTTGTAATGACAATAAATTTTCACGAGTTCTATACAAATTTACTTGAGATGAATATTCGTTTGTAGCTTCTTCAAAACAAGCAAAAAAGTTTATATCTTGTAATTCAATGTCAACGATTGGATATCCAAGTCTTTTAGCGCACCATTCAGCAACCTTCGGCGCATCTGAACGGAATTGTGAATCTCCATCGAAAAATCCAAAGGGTGTGGATGAACCACTTGTAAAAGAACCCGAACCGGGCCATATTGGAATACTAACTGCCATTTAAACTCCTATAGTCTATCTCTATATAAATAGTAAGGTGTCTTATCTTTCACTATTTTTCATAAAAGATACTATAATATATCGGGTTCCAGACGTAACAGCCCTAGCTCCGTGTTTATGTGTAATGTTTCCTGGATGAATACTACAATACCCTATTGGATTTTTAACTAATTTTTTTTGTCGTCTAAACCAAGTACCACCACCATCATATTCATCGAGGTCTGATAGTTGGACAAGACACGTTATATCAGATGAATCATGATGTATTGATAAGTGACCTTGTGCATTTGGTGTATATTTAGCCAAGAAGTTTTCCGATGACATACTAATCCAACCTTGACCATCAAGAGCCCACATATACTTTGAAAACTCCATAACATATTCACGAAGAACTTCCATATAAATCTCGTTCATACCAATGGTCTGAAGTAACATATCGGTGGTTGGGTAATTATGATGTCGGTCTACAGTCCAAGCATTTGAATGTTCGGCTTCTTCACGAATCATTTTACAAAATTCTTCAGTAAATAGTGGGAACGAAAAACAGCTATCAAATGGTTCATCGGTAATCAAATCCCACTCTTTTGTTCTAGCGGAATATGATATGAATTTAGTTTTCCAATCGGTTGGATTTTCGTAGTAAGTATATAATTCGGGATGAAGTCTCATGTTTAGGTGTATTGTTTCGGTGGAAGATTTTGGTTGACTATATCCTTGACTTATAAGTTGAGTTCTTAACGAATAAGCATTTACATCAGATTCAATAAAACTTAAATCACTACGATTTGGATGTGTTGAATAAGTACATATAAAAAACTCATCTAATGGTATAATATTATGTTGTAAATTTTTATTTAATAATTTATCTATACCATTTTTACTTAACATATAAGCATGGGTATTATAAGATGGGTATGGTTTTACAATATCATGTAATCCCAATTCAGTATCATCTCCTGGTGAGAGTTTATTTCTACCAAGATATAACAAATCCCAATCCATTGGTAACTCATCTATCAGATGTGGTGTCAATTCACCATGTACCATAAAGTCTTCTTCAAGGATTAAAATACTCTCATGTCCACTTTCTTTTGCAAGATTCCACACTTGTATGTGTGATAATGAACAACCAATTTCTCCAGGAAGAACGGGTCTATTATACCACCTATTATTTGAATCGAGTCTCCAATTTTGAAATACAGACCAATCTCCATTTTCATATGTGTTAAGATTCGACCCATCAACGGCTTTATGAATATGAACCACACTCCGGGGGTCTAATCCTAATTTATTTATTTCAGAAACCCATCTATCATAGTTTTTAAAATTTTCTTGGAGACCAATCACATAAATACAATCTACTTTGGTGTATTTTTTTGGTTGAGATATCACATCGTACCACTCATTTACACGAATCTCCCATGTATTTTTTAAAGCATATTCTTTTGCATTTTTAAGATTAGTTTCTTGTAATGACCTATTCATATACAAATCAAGAAATGCTTCAAAAAAGTCTTCGTTAGTAGATTTATGACTTATGAGCTTTGCCTTACCATTTAATAGGTTCAATAGATTACCAGTATCCGTGGATACTATCTTGACCCCACCAAACATCATCTCAAGTGCTGTTATACAATAGGTCTCATCATACTGACTTGGATATAACCAATATTCAGCCGAATTTATTAAATTGTATAAATCGAGCTTACCCAAAGAACCTACATACTCAACACCATCAAGGTCTGATTTATAACTATCATAAATGTCAAGAGCGTATGGTGGTGTAGCAACCACAAGGGTAGCATCAGGTATAGTTTGTTTTATTCTCGGCCAGATTTCCAACAAGTTTGATAATCCTCTTTCGGCTGAAGACGTGTATATAAATCGATTGGGTATTTTTTCAACACCATTCATTAGAAAATCATGTGTTGATATTGCGTTTTCAATCACCCGAATTCTACCTCTCATTTGAGGATATTTCTTTTCTAAAATATTAGCTTGATATTCAGATACACAAATGAAGTTATCTATTTTTGAACTCTTTAAATAATCTAAGCCATCATTCTCAAGTGTAACTCCATTCCACCACGGATAGAAATCAAAATTATGTAACCAAAAATAGGATTTATCAAAAGTTATACCTCGTGATTCAAGTTCAACTAAATAATGTATATAATTTGTTGCGATTACAACATCATAATGTGAATTTGACTCTAATTTATCATACTCACAATATTTTAAATTTGGATTTGCAAAGGATATTGAAGTTATAACGTCACCACATATAGTAACATCGTGTTTATTAGACATTACTTCCGCAAGTTTCATCACAGAATATTCAGAACCACCCAACCCTTTATTATACCATGTATCGGTATTCCATTTTTCTTTTTGATATCCAACAACAAATAATATTTTCATTTTATTCCACTATGTAATTTAAAACTTGTTCACGTTCACCAAACTTTGAATAATCCATGTCATTTTGTAACTTCCAAGAATGACCAACCTCATCATCCCAACACCAGTCATCTTTTCCCAGTTCACGAATTCTATCATGAATCATTTTATCATAGTAATCTTTTATTAAACGAGCCCTACGATTAATATCGGTTGTGTTATTATCTACGGTAGAATTACCATCGTTATACTGAACATATAACATTTTTTTAAGATGTATAATTCTTGTATTCAAAAACGATTTGACTATGATTTCAAAATCATCGGCAACTGATATGTCTCTACTATGACCACCTATTTGAAAATAAACATCACGTCTCCAAGCTCTTGCGTGATTTGGCATACCAATATTAAACCTTATGGTTTTGGGATTTATATCTGGATAGTGATGAACTAACCACTCGGTATTATCGATAGTCTGCCATGTATGGCCAGCATACCCCCAATCAAATAAATTATCAGGATGACCATACCAATCTTCACCAATGTAACCATATTGTCTTGGTTTTCCATTTTCATATACCTCGGTTACATCAGTATAAATAAAACCGGCATCTTCGTGTTTCCACGATGCATATAGAATCTCTTCTAAACAGGTTGTTATTAAAACATCATCATGGTCAAGTTCTACTAACCACTTACCATTTGACAATGAGCAAGCTCTATGTTTAACTTCACCAACATTTCCGCCCGAATTGGGTGACATACGATATGGTTTAACTCTATAGTCAGTTTCCGCTATAGTTTTCAAGTATTCCCAAGTTTTATAATCACCCTCGGGTGAATCATCGACAACAACCCATTCCCAATTTACATAAGTTTGATTTTTTAAAGACTCATATGTTCTGAAAATACGTTCATATGTTTTATATGTTGGGGTGAATACTGAAAATGTTGGAAGTTCCTCGTTTTCATATACGGACTTTTGAGCACTACAAGCCCAAAATGTGGATTGACATACAATATCATTTGCAAATACATTATCAGCAGGTATTTCATCGTATGTGAATATTTTTGATGAAATAAATTTGTGATTTACATATTCATACGATTTAGCAACAGTATCTCCTATGAAAAATACCACATCAGGTCTATGTTTCGCAAAGTCGCCATAAAAGTTACAAACACAATCGTAAGAATATACAATAACATCTTCGTGTAAATTCTCTTCATGATATACATCGGATTTTAGACGCGTTTCGCCAAATCTATCCCATCCGTAAACTAATGCAGTTGGTAAATTTGTTTTTCTCATAAATTATCTATATGGTTCACCACCTACCCAAAGTACAAACGACTTTCGCGTTCCCTTGGTTACAGGTTTTACTCTATGTAAGTAAAATGATGGGAATATTACAACCACACCTTGACCTCGTGGTGCTGATGTAGCTCCAGCTCCCAACATAAACTCTAAATCACCACCCTCATATTCATCGGGTGCTGATAATTGAACTGTTACTGATACTTTTCGTTGGTTTTGAATTCCAATACCACAATCCATGTGCCAGTCGTAATGACCACCACCTTCATAATATTCGGTATATTGGATACGCTCTCTCATATGGGTTAAATCCATTTTCCACATCGATTGATTTGCTTCGGAAATCATATTGTGTAGTTTAGAATAAACCCACTCCCATTCTTGATTTTGAGGACACCACTTTACAGAAGATTTTCTATAGGTATCGTTAGTTCTACTAACATCATCTTGACCAATAGCCGCTTTTTCAAATTCCAAATCGGACGTTAAATTTTCAATAGCAGTTAATTCTTCTGCTGAAAATCCATCTTTAAACCAATAATAATTTGTGTAGTTAACATCTAAACGATGTGGGTCTCGGTCAAACTTAAATCCATTTTCCATAACTTATATTCTTTTAATATAAATATGGAACTTAAACTTATTAGAACAAGTATTTGTAAGTTTCTACAATCCAAACAGGGTCACCATTGGTCCAGTTGTGTTTTTTGAAAGTTAACTTTTGTAAAGTGTTATCCCATTCAAAATAACCACCAGCAAGTTCATTACCCTTGTCACCTTTAGCGTTCGTACCACCTTGAGAACCTTGTGGGCCCTGTGACCCTTGGTTTCCCTGAGCGCCAGTATTTCCTGCCGCACCTTGAGGGCCGGTAGCACCTTGATAGCCCGTGTTACCTTTTGAACCGATAGCACCAGACGATCCAGGATTACCATCTTCTCCAACTCCACCTTGAGCACCAGTAGCACCAGTAACACCTTTATTTCCAGCAGCACCTTGAGGGCCGGTAGCACCTTGGTGACCTGTATTTCCTTTAGGGCCTGTATTTCCTGCGTCACCAGTATTACCCTTTGAACCTTGACCGCCTTGAGCACCCGTAGCGCCAGTAGAACCTTTATTTCCAACATCACCCTGCGTTCCAGTAGCACCTTGATGACCCGTGTTACCTTGAGCGCCCGTATTTCCGGCAGCGCCAGTATTACCTTTTGAACCTTGGCTGCCTTGAGCACCTACCGAACCTTGAGCACCCGTATTTCCGGCAGCACCTTGAGGGCCAGTAGCACCTTGGTGACCCGTATTTCCTTTAGGACCAGTAGCACCTACGGCTCCAGGATTTCCATCTTCACCAATCCCACCTTGAGCACCCGTATTACCTTTGGCGCCCAAGTTTCCAGCAGCACCTTGAGGTCCGGTAGCACCTTGGTGACCTGTGTTACCTTTAGGGCCTGTATTTCCAGCATCGCCAGTATTACCTTTTGAACCTTGGCCGCCTTGAGCACCTACTGAACCTTGAGCACCAGTATTTCCGGCAGCACCTTGTGGGCCAGTAGCACCTTGGTGACCTGTGTTACCTTGAGCGCCCGTATTTCCGGCAGCACCCGTATTACCTTTTGAACCTTGACCGCCTTGAGCGCCGGTTGAACCTTGGGCGCCCGTATTTCCTGCAGCACCTGTACTTCCAGTATTACCTTGAGCACCTTGATGTCCTGTGTTTCCCTTTGCACCGGTATTACCTGCTGCTCCCTGAGCTCCTTGATGACCTTGGTTACCAGTATCACCAGTAGCACCCTTGTTACCAGCAGCTCCTTGAGCACCTTGGGCTCCCTTTGTACCAATAAATGCGTTTCCTTCAGTTATTGATAGTCCAGTAAAATATCTCCAAGCGCCGGTTGTTCCTGATGGAGCATATCCAACATACCAATGATGTTCTCCGGTTGGGTTTGCTGTAGATGTGAATGTATATCGTTTTCTATACCAAGTTAAAGTAGCTCCAAGTTCAGATGAATATAAATCTTTTTGGTCTATGATTGTACCATCTTCAACTCCGGTAGCAAAGTTTCCATTTATATTATCGTATTGCCTCATATGGAACATACCATAGTTAGCACCACTTCCAACCCAGTTAACATCATATGCTACCCAAATTTCAAGGGTATAATTTGTTGATGGTTTTATAAAATATTCAGTAATTTGATATTCAGCAGCACCCGAACTATCTTGTCTCAATACATAAGCAGATTGACCTGATTGTGGGTTGTTTGATAACGCAAATACTTCAGTAGTAGCGTTATGTCCACTATAGTATAGATTTATATTGTTAGCAGGTCCAATATCCGCAAAATTTGGGTCTTTTACAGAATTAGCAGTATAACCTTGAGAACCTTGTGGGCCGGTAGCACCTGTGTTTCCTTTTGCGCCCGTGTTTCCAGCAGCACCCTGAGCTCCTTGATGACCTTGGTTACCAGTACCACCTTGAGCGCCCGTATTTCCAGCAGCTCCCGTATTACCTTTTGAACCTTGACCGCCTTGAGCACCTACTGAACCTTGAGCGCCCGTATTCCCTGCAGCACCTTGGGGGCCAGTAGCACCTTGGTGACCTGTGTTACCTTGAGCGCCCGTATTTCCTGCAGCGCCGGTATTACCCTTTGAACCTTGACCACCTTGAGCGCCAGTTGAACCTTGGGCGCCCGTATTCCCTGCAGCACCTTGAGGGCCGGTAGCGCCTTGGTGACCTGTGTTACCTTGAGCGCCCGTATTTCCGGCAGCGCCTGTATTACCTTTAGAGCCTTGACCACCTTGAGCGCCGGTTGAACCTTGGGCACCCGTGTTTCCAGCAGCACCAGTAGAACCAGTTGACCCTTGAGCTCCTTGAGGACCTTGTGGGCCGGTAGCCCCAGCAGCACCCGTACTTCCGGTGTTACCTTGAGCACCTTGATGACCGGTATTACCTTTAGGACCTGTTGCTCCAGCAGCACCAGTAGAACCCGTAGCACCTTGAGCCCCTTGAGGCCCTTGAGGGCCGGTAGCACCAGCAGCGCCGGTAGCACCTTGAGCTCCAATAGCACCTAATGCGCCTGAAAATCCAAGTTCAAATGTGTGTTGATACCATGTACCACCGCCAGATTCAGATGGTCGTTTCCAAAATACTCTTAAACCTTCACCACCACCATATTCTTGTGTTCTTACTCTAAAAGAAACTGGCGTACCTGCGGTTAATGATATTGTACCTGTGGTAGTACCCAACGCAGGAGTACCTCTACCACCATAGAATGAAGCAATGTTAGTACCATTTATAAATAAATCAACCGAATCATCCGATTCTGCTGTAAATGTATATGTTCCGGTTTCGGATGGTAAGAATGTTCCCCAAACTTGAACAGCAAAATAAGCACCACTATTTGGAACTCCAAGTCCAGCTGATGTTAATGTAGTATAACTTGTCCAATCCAATAATGTAGCAACACCATAAGTTCCTTGGTCATGTAATGTTGTATTTGTATATGCGGTATTAAAGAATTTATTAAAATCAGTTGCATCGGTTGGATAGTAACCATATTGTGAAGTAGAACCATTTCCAGCATGAGTAGAATATACTTGTACCCCAAGTCCTAAACCATATCCACTTAAAACACCTTTATTACCAGCAGCTCCTTGAGCTCCAGTAGCTCCTTGTGGGCCGGTGGCGCCTTGTGGGCCGGTAGCACCAGCAGCGCCGGTATTACCCTTTGAACCTTGACCACCTTGAGCACCAGTTGAACCTTGAGGGCCTGTTGCTCCAGCAGCACCAGTAGAACCCGTGGCACCTTGAGCTCCTTGAGGACCTTGTGGGCCGGTATTTCCCGCAGCACCAGTAGCGCCCGCTGGACCAGTAGAACCTTGAGCACCTTGAGGACCTTGTGGGCCGGTGGCTCCAGCAGCACCCGTACTTCCGGTATTACCTTGAGCACCTTGAGCCCCTTGTGGGCCCGTATTTCCCGCAGCACCCGTATTTCCTTTTGGACCTTGACCACCTTGGGCACCTGTAACACCTTGAGCGCCAGTTGCACCTTGAGCACCAGTTGGACCTTGAGCTCCGGTAGCACCTTGAGGACCAGTTCCACCAGCAGCACCTTGTGGGCCGGTTGGGCCGGTTGGGCCGGTAGCACCTTGAGCTCCAGTTGGACCTGTGTCTCCCGTGACACCATTTGCTCCAAAATTATTACACCATTTTACATCTTGAACGGCAGAATTGCTCGAATAA